GCCAACACTCATATTGCAGTGCATACCGCAACTATCATTTCGACCTATTTCAAACATTTTGAAATAATCATACATTGCTTTAAAATCCGGATAGTGATTACGGATAAACTCTTTTGTCATAACTTGTGTTATGGCTTCAATAGTTGACCTACCACTTAAAGAGCCATCGCTTTGATATTTGAATAAATGTTTTGGTAAGTATTGAAAACATATGTTTTCTAATACTTGTGCTAATTGTTCGCCATTGTTTAAGCTATTACAGCTTAATTCCATTTCATACCCAAAAGCTTTTAAAGGCTTTTCCTCATCTCCAACAATTTGAAAGCGGTCATTTAATTCGATTGTTCTATCACTTACAAAGTACAAGTTCTTTGTAAAACCTTCAAAAGCATATCTGCCATCACTGCTCCAATTTCCATTGTGATAGCCTTGTGCTAATCTACGATTAGTAATGTTTTGTCTGTTCATTGTTTCTTTTCTCATTTTTTTCCTTTCAATTTACATTTTTAAATGTAATTTGTAGGCTTTTTGTTCGGAAGCTTAACCGATTTTATTCAGTTTTTACAAATTACATTGTAATTTTTAAACGGGTTTACATCCCTTTTTTACATATTGATTTGTAATTTTTTAGTGTTCTTTAAGTGTTATCGCTTCACTTTTTACAATCTAAATTGTAATTGTTAGATATCAATTCTTTTTAATTGACCGCCTAAAGCTTTAAAGTTTTTTAGTAATTCTACTAAACCTTCATCCGCCTTAACTTCTTCAACATCGTTATACATTGTTAAAATGTATATCTCAGTTTCTTCACTAGCTTCATCGATTGTTACATCTTTATAAATTACCTTTAGGTCATTTAAGCTATCAAAGCTTTCAAATGGTTCGATGTATCTAGCTATGAATATCATAGCTTGAAGCTGTTTAACATTAAGTTTGTTCACGCCTTGTTTTCTCCTTTCTTTTTATTTTTTCTTTCCTAAAAGTCCTTCCTTTTTACTCTCTCTTTATTCCTTAAAAATCCTATAGCTTTTTTCCCTTAGGTCTTACCTTTTTACATTCTTAAATGTAATTATCTTTTTCCCTTAGCGTTTTATTCCGGTCCGGTGTTTTCAGTTTTTACCCGGTATTGTTTACTAATGGATTTTTATTGATAAAGATATATGTATATGAAGCACTCTCTAATAAATTAGAGGGATTTTTTTGTATTCACTAAGGAATACGGCATCATTATATAATAAGTAGTATTTTAAGGGCTAAAAACGGGGCAAAAACTAACAAAATAGACTAACACAAAAGGGTAATATACTAAAGTATATTAAATATAAACCCTAAATATTACCTAAAATATAGTGGGCTTTTTTTAATATGGAATTAATCACATAGGAAAACATACCCCCCCTACCACCACAAACGGGGGCACCCCCAAAATAAAGATATATAGCACTAACAAACTTTTAGGGTATTAGGGTACCTGACTTTGCGAAGTCGAAGCAGGGTTCATTATATACGTGCACGTAGGCGTATGCCGTATGCGTGTGCACATTGGGGAAGGTAAAGGAGAGAGAGGGGATAATAGGGGTAAGTAAGGGGAAATAAAAGGGTAATGAATTACTAACAGGGAATAAAGGGGGAGAGGAAGGGGGAAATACTATAGTAAGGGGAGATAGGGGTTAGGACGTAGGGGTATAAAAAATAGTGCTAAAAATATATGACCGTTTTGTCTACTAGATAACAAATGGACCTTTTATGAACCTTTTAATTTCATTTTTTTAATGATAGTTATTTAGGTGCATAACGAAAAAAAGGCAATAAATTGGCGACCTTTAGGGCAAGACAAAGCCATTAAATTTTTTACTTCTTTACGAATATAGTCTTGCCTTAGAGGAGAGATAGAGGTGTGGCGAAGTGGTTTAACGCAGCGGACTTTGACTCCGTGATTCCGAAGGTTCGAATCCTTCAACCTCTGCCAAATACGTCAACTTGCCGTAATGGTTAGCGGAGAGGATTGCTAATCCTTCCATCATAAGATGTGCAGGTTCGAGTCCTGCAGTTGACGCCAAAAAAAGAAGGGGATAAAGATGCAAGAGATAATCACAGCTGAAGAAAAGCAAATGATAAAAGTGAATAAAGACAAAAGTGCATTTTTAGAAACCATAACGGAAATAGATGAGCAGAAGATACTTGCTGAAACATTAAAGCGAAAAGAGTTAATGGCAAAAGAGGGCAAGAAGAAAAAGAATGAAATAAAAGAGTTAGTAAATGATATGTTAGATTCTCCTTACGTAAAGTTTGAAGATGGTTCTGAAATAACATTTGCTGAAGTTTATGCAGCAAAGACATTAAATGACATAATGAAAAAGCCAGATAAAACAGCTAAAGACCTGTTAGATTTACAGAAAGTAACAAAGGGCGAAGATTTTGATAACTCGATTAAGATTGTCTTTGAAACTAACGGACAAGATTTAGGTGATTAGTTATGTATGTTGATGAACAAGGAAGAATTGTTTATGTAGCTCCTAAGTTATATCCAAAACAGTTAGAGTTCTTAAATGAAAAAGATGAGAACGGAAAAAACAAAGTTACTAGATATAACGGCTATGGTGGAGCACGTGGTGGTGGAAAATCATATTGTATAAGACCTAAGGCGATACAACTTGCTTTAAAATATCCCGGTATCAATATCTTGTTTGTACGTAGAACTTTAACCGAATTAATTGAGAACCACTTAGCATATTTTGAAGATGAGTTATCGGCTATATGTAAATACGATAAAAAACATTATGTGTTCAAGTTTCCAAATGGTTCAAGAATTAGACTTGGTTACGTTAATACTGAGTCTGATATGGATATGTATAAAGGTCAATCAATAGATGCAATATTCATTGATGAAGCAACACACTTTACCGAAAAGATGTTTATGAAGTTTACTCAATGTTTGCGTTTATCTGACACAATCAAAAAAGCTTTGGGAGAGGGTTTAACTTATATACCAAGAATGTATTTAACAGCCAATCCGGGCGGTGTAGGTCACTATTGGTACAAAAGACTATTTATTGATAAACAATATAAATCCGATGAAAACCCCAACGATTATAGGTTCGTTCAATCATTAGTATTTGATAATGAGTTCTTAATGAAAAACGACCCAGCTTATGTAAAAGCACTAGAAGCATTACCTGAAAAAGAAAAGAAAGCGATGCTTTATGGTGATTGGGATTCATTTGAAGGACAAATGTTTCCTGAGTTTGATGAAGCCAAACACGTGTTCGACCCTAACAACGTATGTATTAAAGGTGTTGTTGGTAAGTTTAAGTTAGAGCCTAATTGGCGAATATATCGAGCTAGAGATTATGGTTTAGATAGGCTTGCAGCTATATGGTGTGCAATAGATGAAAACGGAACGTTTTGGATTTATCGAATATGTGGTGAAAGTGAACTTGGTGTATCAGCTAGTGGTAAGAAGCTAAATGATATGACTCAATCTCACGAGGTAATTTATTCGGATATTGCACCACCTGATATGTGGAATAGAAATCAACAAACTGGTAAGAGTGCAGCTGATATTTTAAGAAAAGAATGTAACCAAAGACTTATTAAAGCCAACAACGATAGAGAAATGGGTTGGTTGATGGTTAAAGAGTTATTGATGATTAATACAGCTACGGGAATACCTTTTATACAAATATCTAAAAACTGTACTGAATTAATTGATTGTATGAAACTCATTCAAAGAGATGAGAAAAATCCAAACGATTGTGCTAAAGAACCTCACAATATAACACACTTTCCTGATGCGTTGCGTTACTTGTGTACAAGTTATACATTTAAACCTGACTCAATAGCGATGTATTCGGAAACTCATAAGTTTAACTTTGGAGAGTTCGCATTAAATGAAGGTGCTTATGCAGCCGAAGATAATGATAATGATGCAGATGATGGATATATAGATATGCAAGACCTAAATGATGAATGGTGGTAAATAAGATGAGCAAAACAGAGAATTATGAAGCAGAAAACGAGTTAATCGTAGTAACAAGAGAACAAAAGGAACTTTTAGAGAATTTATTAGACAATTTGGGAATAAGCGTAAAAGACTTTTTGGAACTTAGAAAAATAAAAAAGTTTAAGGTTAAAACCGAAAAAGAAATAAAAGATTTAAAAGAACAAAATAAATTGCTATCTGAGGAATTAAAAAACCAAATGGAAAACTTGGTTCAGCTAAACAATAGATTAAGCAATTTAGAGTCACTATACGTAAATAGTGCAAAACAAGATAGCATATTTGATGCTTTAAATAATTCGGATGAAAAAGATGGTGATATTTGATGGGAGAATTAATTGAAAAGTTTGTTGAAGAAGCACGTAAGATTAAAGATTCTTTTGATGCTTGCCAAAACTTTAAACGTAGCAAAGGTATTTTATCTGATGCTAAACAATCCGTAGATTTTTACGAAGGTAGGCAATGGGAAGATAATAAGAAAAAGTTACCCTTTCAGAAACCCACCATAAACACCATCCAAAATATGGTTGATGAAAAAGTTTCATCTGTATTAAACAAATCTTGGAAAGTTAATTTCATCGTTAGTGATGATGCAGCATCTACAGATAAAGTAAATAAGTTTACCGAGTGGCAAATGGCTGAATTAGACCAAGACGATTTAAACTATCGAAATGCGTTAGCAGGTGTAATTAAAGGTTCTTGGTTCAACTATTTTTATTGGGATGAAGATAAAGAAGGTCAAATTGGTGTTAATAGTGGTGGAATCGAAGTATCAAATATAGATATTCAGGATATAGCTTTTGCAAACGTAAGAGAAAAAAATATTCAAAAACAAGATTGGATAATCGTACGTTCAAGAGAAACTGTAAAGAGTATTAAAGCTATAGCTAAAGGATTGTTAAGTGATGATGATGTAGAACACTACATTAAATCCGATGATTTAGACACTATTTATACACGTGATGTAGAGCAAGAAAACGAAAAGCTTATAAGTATCTATACTAAATTCTTTAGACAAGATGGAGAAGTATATTTTGAAAAATCAACTAAAGAGATTTTAATTCAATCTCCTGTAAGTGCTAATACACTTACAAATGAAAGCTTGCTTAGAGAAGTTAGCAAAGGAAATGAAAAAGACCCAGAAAAGAAAGAATCTGAGCCTAGTATTTATGAGAGTGATGCAAATGACAATTTAATGTCAGCTAAGAAAGAATCTGAAACAACTACAAGATTTAAAGCAACACAATATCCATTTACAAATGGTGTATTTATCGAAAGAGATAATTGCATCTTTGGTATATCTTGGGTAGCACAGTTAATTGCACCACAAAAAAATGTTAATCAACTAATTGCTACAACATTACTTACAGCAACAAAGTGGGTAATGCCACCAATTGTTGTTAAAGATGGTGCCATAGGAACACAAAAGATTGATATGTCAAAGCCGGGCGGAATCATTACAGATTTTTCCCCAGCCGGTGTTGAAGGAATTAAATTATTAAATCTTGGAACAATGCCAACTGCACATTATGAGTTAGCACAATCTATGGTGTCTTTATTAAAAGACGTATATAGAACAAACGATATCTTAAATGATGGTAGAAATACATCTAAAGGTATGAGTGGTTACGCTATGAACTTGATATCAAGTATTCAAGAAAAACCGATAGCACAATGGCAACAAAAAATGGCACGTAGTATTACAGCTGAAGGTAAGATTTTAGAGATGTACTATAAGCTATACTACAGAAATAAGAGATTTACATACAATAGAACAGATGCTGAAATGCTTGAATTACAAATGAAATCTCAGGACGAGAAAGTATCTCGTATGACTTCAGATATATTTGATGGTAGTGAATATTTAGAAACACCATTCAATGTAATTGTTGAAATTGGAGAAAGTGCTAAATATAACGAACAATCATTCGTTAGTTTAATTGAAACATTATTCTTAAATGGAACAGTTGAAAAGCTTAGTCCTGAAACTTTAGAAATGTATGCAACATTAATGCCTGATTCATTATTCCCTAAGAAGAATGAGTTTAGAACATTATTGAAACAAAAAGAACAAGGAATCATAGCTCAAAAAGACCAAACAATTGCACAGTTACAGCAATTGATAGCTCAAATGCAAGGACAATTACAAGAAGTTGCACAAAGACAACAAATTAAAGAACAAGAGTTTAAGAATGCTGTTGCTGCATATAATCAAAACCTAAAGAGGTTAGGACAGCAAAACGATTATAATCGTCAAGCTGCTAATAATATGGCTAATGCACTACGCCAATCATAAGATAGTGCAAATACCTACTTAATGTAGAGAAATTACCCAAAAAGTTGGAGGCAAAATGAAAAAATTTAAAAAATTAAATTTACAATTATTTGGAGAAGATGAGAATCCAGATAAAACACCTGCACAAGAAGAAAGTGCAGAGAATAAAAATCAAACTACTGAGTTTAATGATAACCCTTCAAATCCTGAAGAAGGAAATGAAGGAGAAAATCCTGCAGAAGCCGAAGATAAAGCTAAGGCAGAAGCAGAAGCTGCTGAAAAAGCAAAAGAACAAAATAGACAAGCATACCTTAGAAGGCAACAAGAAAAAGAACGTCAAAAGTTAGAAGCTGAAAAACGTGCTTCATATGTTGAAGGACTAAAGCGTGCTGTCAACAATACTAATCCTTATACACATCAACCAATTGTAGATGAGGAAGATGTTAAAGAATTAGAAACAATGCAAGAACTTGAAAGATTAGGTAAAGACCCAATCGATGACTATGCTTCATATGTTAAAGAAAAAGCGAGAGCTGAGAGAAAGGCACGTGAAGCAGCAGAAAAAGAAGAACTTGCAAATAAAGAAAAGCTTGAAAAAACGCTAAATTCATTCATACAAGAACACGGTTTAGAAGAAACCCAAAGAATATTAAAGGACGAAAAGTTTATGGATTTTGGTAAGGATTTAATTGATGGTGGAGCACCTTTAGAAACAGTATATAAAAAATACATTAAGGTTCAAAATGAAATTAAAGCCCAAGCCGAAGAATTAGCTATTCAAAAACAAGCAAGAATTAAGTCTAGTCCGGGAAGCTTAAATGGCAATGGTGCTGTTGATAAGCCAATCGATTGGGCTAATATGTCAAAAGAGGAGTTTAATGAAAGACTCAAAAAAATTATGGGATAGAAAGGAAAAAGAAAAATGAAGAAATTTGAAAAATTAAATTTACAATTATTTGCAACTGACTTAAAGTCAGCTTCAACAACTACATTTAAGGGTGTAGAACCAATTGCAGAAGCACACGCTTTTGCTGATAGAACATTACTTGAAGCAATTTATGAAGAATATACATTCGAAAAATATTGTGATACAGTAAGAATCCCAGTTAATTCTGGTAAAACATATACATCAAGAAAGGAAAAACCATATAGTGCTAAGTTCAATGAACTTCAAGAAGGTGTAGTACCTGATGAAGATGACCCAATGGGAATCGTTGAGTTCACAGTTAGATTAGCTAACTATGGTGGATGGACTTCATATACTGATGAAGCTGAAATCTATTCAATTGATAACGGCTTAGTAGCAAGAATCGCAAGAGGTCAAGGTGGCTCTGTAGGTGAAATTATGCAAGCTAAAGTTAGAGATGCAATGTATTCATCTCCAAATAGATGGTTTGCAGGTGTAACTACAATTCCTGCAACATTAACTGCAGCAAGAGCAGCTGTTGGTCCATTCAATCTTGATGATTTCAGAAAGATTAGAACAAAATTAAAAAGAGCAAAAGTTAAACCATATGATGGTAAGAACTATTTAGTTTTAGTATCACCAGAAATTGAACAATCAATGTATGATATTACTAAAACAGCTGAAGGTGGAACTTACTCATTCCTAGAAATGCAAGGTTTCAAACAAAATACAGTTAATTTAGCTAATGGCGAAATCGGAACATTCTTAAATTTCAAGTTTGTTTCTGAAGATGTATTAGGCGAATTAAAAGATGCTGAAGGCGTAGCTTTAGTTGGTGCTTCAAGCAAACCAATTCACGGCTGTGTAATTTTAGGTAAATACCGTCAAAAGAAAGGTATGGAACTTGTAAAACTTGAAGGAGCAGGTGCACCTAAGACAATTATTAAAGAAAAAGGTTCAGCTGGTACTAACGACCCATTAAATCAAAAGGGTACAGTTGGTTGGAAAATGCAAGGTTGGGCTGTACATCCTAAGTACATTGAAGCAGTTATGATTTATGAATGTACATCTGATATTAGCGTTGGTTCTGAATTTGATGATGAAGCAAGAGCATCTTATACAAGAGGCGTTACTGGTAAATTAACTGCTGGTGCTGCAACAGCTATTTCAGCAGGAACAAAGAAGATTATGAAACAAGGTGACAAAGCTGCTGCTTATTCTGATGATGCAGATATCGACAACTTAGTTGACCCTGTAGATGATGGAGAATAATAATTGAACTAACAATTAAATAAAGAGAAGAAAGAGGTTTAACAAGAGATGAAAAAGACATATTTAGTTGGTTCTACTAGATTCGAAGATGGTAGAAGGGAAACAGTTATTCCAAAGGATTTCCTTAATGAGAAGAATAAAACTGTTGAAGTAATGATTCAAGGAGAAAGAATATCAATTCCTAGAGGAAAGAAAGTAAATATCAATCCAATAGTAACAGATATTTTAAATGAAACCGATGATATCGTTAATAAAGTAAACACATCAAACGATGAATTAGTAGTACTTGAAGATTAATGTTTTAAGGGTGAGGGGTAAGAGATGCCCTTTACCCTTATTTTTTTTAAAACAAAGAGGTGAGAAAATGAAAATAGAAAGATTAATGCTATTATCTTTACAATATTTAGAAAAAGATGCCGATATAGATACAACAAAATTTACAATAGATGATGTAAAAGATAATGATATATTCTCAGAGTATATCAATAATATGGAACATTCAATTCAAATGGGATTGATGCGTTTATCATCTAGTTTGATATTACCTGTTCAAGAAGTTGAGGTATTAGGCTCAAAGCTAATTGAAAGCAAGGGTGTTTTTAAATTACAACTAAAGGATACCAAAGAAAGCATTGCACATAAGATAGCCCAAGTTTATAAGATAAAGGCAAATGGTGCTTTTGAAGGCAATATACATTATACAGTTATCGGCTCAAAGATTATCATAAGAGATAAATGGATGAAAGCAGATGATACATATTTTGTGATATATCATCCGAGAGTATTTGATTTAGAAAGATATCGAGATGAGAACGAAAATACATATGATATTGACTTATCTTGTTTAAGTATAGAAGATGAAGATTTAGGGGAAATAATTGTCAATGTTCCTGACGAAATGGCAATGACAATAAAATACTTAATATATAGTGACTTAAAGATGGAAGAAGAACCAAGCATAGCTAACATTAATAAGAACTATTTTGAAAGTTATTTAAACGAAAATGCAACAACACAAATAGTGGGTCACGAAATAGAAACAAAAGGGATGAATTGGAATGAAACAGGGAATATTGATTATAATTTTGACCCTCTTAATATGGGTGATGACGATGACTAATATAAAGTTTAATACAAGCAATTTAAGTGGTAGAACAGACTCATTATATGAGGTTGAGAAATTCAATGGCGTAGATTATACAACTACACCTACTGCAGTAGATGAAACAAGAGCAATAGATGCTAGTAATTATTTACCTGAAGGCAATGGACTTGTCAAGAGGTATGGGTTTGATTATTACACAAATCTTGTGGCTTCAGATAGCGAAGGTAACGAAATACAGTTTCCGTTATATGGTGTAAAGGCAATATATCCATATAATAATTATTTGTTGGTTTTTGCATACACTGGCTTTTCCACAGATGACGCAGAGCAATTAATTTCAGGAAGTATTGGACCTAGTGATAATTTAAAAATGTATATTGTAGATAAGGGTATGTATTGGGTTGAGGACCCTGTTAATAGAAGTTATGAATTGGAAATATCCGAAACAGCAAGTAAAAATTTAAGGTTTTTAGAATACGAAGATAAATTGTTTATTTTCACAGGAGAAAAAGTATATTGCTGGTTTAACGGAAGGTATGGTTATACTTTAAAAGAAATAACATCTGATTATTCTATTGATAATGCTAATTTTGATTACGATAATTTGGCATACATACCTTTAATTACAACTAATATACCAGCTCTAGGGCAAAATGGTAAAGTATTAACTCTTGAACAACCGAATTTATTGACAAAAAGAGTAAGAATCCAATGTAATTCTATTTCGAAATGTTCTATTTCTGGCAGCAATATTGCTTCATCGCTTATGACATATAATCTTGAGGCGTATTTGCCAACCAAAACTTTAGGTGGTTTAGCAAGCATTCATATAATAGATAATAAAACATATGCAAATGAAACAACAGCCATCCATATAAGAAGTGATGCATCTTGGAAAGCATTTACTATTCAAGAGCTAAACCATCAAGTTGAGCTAATCGATGACCAAGATAACACTATTCTTGTAAAAGCTGATAAAATGATTTCGTTTTATTCAAGTGATTATACTGGTAATGATTTGTTTGACCTACCTGCAATGGCTGGAACAATGGAAATACATTATTTTGTAGCACAAGCAAATATACCAAATTATAGTTCAAGCAGGACATACACAATCAAAGATGAAACAGAAGTCGATTTAGATGGGTTTCAAGAAAGTACGATTATTAATGCGTTTTCCAACGCATTTGTCTATGATGATAAGATTTTCGCTATAAATGGAAATACAATGTATAATTCAGCGACTCCGAAATTTATTCAAGATACCACAAGAAACATTTATTTTCCAAGTGATGCTTATCAAGTTTTTGGTGATAATACACCTATTGTTTCTGCAGGAGTATTAAACAATGGGCAAATGATAATTTTTAAGAAAAGTAATTATGGTGGAACAAATGTATATTTAAGGCATAAAGAGTATCGAAACACAGTTGTTGATTATTCGATAGGTGATATAGTTTATCAATATAACAAAATTGAAGAAATATATCCTGTTACACAAGTTGGAATAAACTTAGAGTGTGATGAAAAAACAAAAGCAATTCAATATGATAACAAAGTTATTATAAGCACCTTAAAAGGCATATATTATGTTAATGTTGAAAGTTCTACTGCGACTCAAACATATAACGCTTATGAATTATCCTATATGATAAGGAATGATTTAAGTGATGATTTAAGTGTTAATTATTTGTTTGTTCGAAATGGTATGCTTTATGTGATTAGAAAAAGCAAAGATAATCGTGTTAGGGCATATGTAGCTGATAAAGATAGATACACTTTCGTAGATGGCAAAATGCAATATGAATGGTGGGTATTGGACGATATGCCTATTCAAGATGCTACTGATTTTATACTAATTCAAGAAGATGCGATTTATGGAACTAGAAATGGCATTTTGGCATATTGTGGAAATCAAAAAAATTTTTATGATGAATTTACTAGCGATTTGCAAAGTTCTAATATAACATTTACCGTTAAAAATGAAACAGTAGTTGTTGATGAAATAACTGAAAATTTAGTTGATTATTTTGCAATAAATTTGAGTCATTTCGATGATAATTGGACTAAAGAAGATTATCTTGAATTTAAAAGAACTGCAAAGTTTTATGGCGAAAGAACAACAGATGAAGAAGATGTTACTTATGGATTTACGGATTGTATTGACAAACTATATTTCATAGACTTTGAAACACAAACTATCAATGGTGTCAGTACAACAGTTGAATTAGGACGATACGAAATTGAAGATTGCGAACTAATAGATGGTAATTGGTATTATACAGCCAATAACAATTTCATTAGACTTGGATATCACGTTATAGGCAACACTACTACAGTAGAAAATGTAGTTTTTAGATATTTTACTCCAAAAAGAAAAATCTATGAGGGCGAAATAAATAAAGTTTCATATAATTTAACTTATTATTCTGAAACATATTATACCTCTTTTGATTTTCAAAAACCTATTAAAGCCTATTGGAAATCAAAATACACAGACTTAGGTGCAACTGAGTCACTTAAAACAACAAGTGAAGTTTATTTTATCCCTGAAACTCGTAGAGGTGGTGCTATTAGTATTGGGTATAAGACAGCCAAAAGAGAAAAAGACTTTACTAGACGTAAGATAATCTTATCAAGAATTAGTGAAACTGAAAAAGAAAATTTAGTTAATTCAAGCCAATTCAATTTCGCTGATGTAGATTTTACAGACTTTCATTTTGAAACTGAAGAATTTGCACACTCATATTCTTGTAAGCGAAAAGTAAAGAACTTTGCATTTATACAATTCAAGTTTTACTCAAACGAACCTAAAGATAGCACCATAGTTAAGTTTGCAGTTAAATATCATAAGACAAGAGATAGTAGGGGGGTTAGATAAAATGGCTAACATAAATGACGTTATAAATGGTTTAAAAACCAAATACAATATTACCGATAGCACAACTGAACAAGAATTATTAGAACTACTTAACGTAGTGACAGTTGATGAATTAAACGCTATTAAAGCAACTTCCGTAATACCTTTACCAAACGTAGTTAAGGGTAGTCCACAAGAATTGAAGGAACGCTTTGTAAAAATAGTTAGTGATGAACAAAGAGGTATAGCTAACGTAATCAATACACGTATGGGTTTGCTAAGAATATTCTTGGCATCCTATATGGAATACGTTAATAACACTTATGTAATAGTTGATGAGATAATTGATAATTTATATACCGAGAACGCTAAAAAGGCTTTAAGTGCTAATCAAGGCAAAGTATTAAAGGGTATGATAGATGACCGTATCAAGTATAGCGATATAATTGATTTACTAACATCAACTGATGCAACAAAACCTTTAAGTGCTAAACAGGGTAAAGTATTAAAAGACTTAATAGATACATTAACTGTTGGAACTGATAGATTAGTAGATGGTTCAGTTTCTGAAAGTAAACTTGCAAGTAATTCAGTAAGTGAAGCAAAGATTAAAGCAGGAGCAATTACAACTGATAAACTAGCTGACGATAGTGTATCTAATGATAAAGTTAAAGTTAATGCTATTCATACACGAAATATCAAAAATGGAGATATTACTTTTGATAAATTAGCACAAGAGGTAATCAATTATATCGATGGAATTGCTAGTGGAAACTCAGTATATAGAGGTAATTATGAAAGTGTTGAAGATTTACCTACAGGAGCACTAATACATAATAACGATTATGCTTATGTAACAGTTGAAGTAGAAGATGAAGAAACAGGCGAAGTTAATCCTGAACTAGCTAGATATAAGTTTAGTGATGGCGAGTGGGCTTTTGAATATATCATACCTAATACATCATTTAGTGCAGACGAGTGGGAAGCAATAAAGAGTGGTATAACAAGCACTTTGGTTAATAAACTAAAGGGTATTGAAACAGGTGCACAAGTAAATGTTCAATCTGATTGGAACGAAAGTGATAACACTAAGGACGAATATATTAAGAATAAACCAAACGTAGTGACAACTGATACAGCACAAGAGATTTCACAAGATAAAACATTTAATGGTGCTAAAATCAAGTTTAAAAATAGTGCTATTGATATATGGGATATCCGTAAAAATGGTAGCACTTTGGAAATCAACAGAGATAACGTTGTAATGATGCAACTATTAACCAACATAATAAAGCTAAAATCTTTAATACCACTTTCTGATGATGAGAGTTTAGGCAATAGTGGTGCTAAATGGAAAGATATATGGTTTTCAGGTTCATTAAAGGATGGCACAAATGAATTAAGCCTAGCACAATTAAAAAACGCATATGATAAAGCGTTGAGTGCCGTTCAAGATGGAAGTTACGTTCATACTGATAATAACTATACAACTGAAGAAAAACAAAAGTTAGCAGGTTTAAGCAACTATGATGATACAGCAGTAAGAGGTTTAATAACAACTGAAACAAGCAGAGCAACAAGCCAAGAGCAAAAGGCATTATATCATCTAGGTGCTTACGATGGAACACTTGTGGATAACAATGATGGAACTGTAAGTGTGCCTAGAAATACACTTTATAAAGTTTATAATGGAACTGAAAATTGGCATCAATGGTATAGTGAAAATAGATATTATTTGCTTGAAAACGAAAGTGGTAATGAATATTTAAAAGAGTGTGCTGGTAATGTTGCGAACGATTATGGATATGCAACTGGTTCTTGGAGCGGAATGTCTGTTACTGAACCTCAAAGTGGTTATAGAGGGTTATTTATAGATGGCTCTCATTTAAGTGGGGTTTCAAGTTTAGCCACTTGGAGAGAATATTTAGCAAAGCATAATTTAAAATGTCAATTTGAATTAAAAACAACAAGTTATTTTAAATATACTGAAACACTTATCAAAGACCGACCACTAAACACACTTGATAGTAATATGGCAAACAAGATACGCCAAAAAGTTGTAGATGGGTTGAACTTGATATACGCACTTTATCAAGGAAACGGAAGTCCAGACCCATCAATGACAATTCGTGTTACAGCAAATGCAGATTTAAAAGCAAATCAAACTTATCATTTATCTTTAGGTAGTTCTGCAACAAATACATCAGTTTATATTTATTATAATGGAAACTTGGTAACATATACTAGCAGTTTAGACTTTAGTTTTACTACTTCTTACACTGGTAAACATAGCATCATATTTATGGCTGGTGGTGGAAGTGGAATAATTCTTGTAAGCAATATTACAAATCTAATGCTAGTCGAAGGCAACCACGCTTACCCTTATCAACCTTATAATGCAAGTGGACACATCACTAATAATGAGGCAACGTTGTTGAAAAATGAATATGAAAAGAGTAGTAATTTATGTTATTCTTTATATCAAAGTAGTGGTGGTTTAGGTGCTGCTGCGTTTAGTTTCTATGCAGAGCCTAATACTACTTATTCATTTAGAACAGCAATAAGTGCAACAAACTCCTCAGTTAGATTGCAAACACTTGCAGGAACACTGGTTGAAGAATATTCTTCTTTAAGTGGTACAAATAATATCAACGGCTTTACGTTTAAAACTGGAAATATAACTGCTGGTAATTATGAATTAGCAACTTTCTTTACTTCAAATACAAGTTATCAAAGTGGAATAAGCGTGGCTAAACCTATGCTAGTCAAAGGCAATGTCCTAGAGCCTTACCAAGAATATCGTGGAAATATTTTACACAAGGCTGACGTTTTTAGTGGTTCAAAGATTAATAGTAATTTATTAGAAAACAAACAACGCATTTTATATGCAGAAATCAACTTAAATGGTGCGACAAGTAGGCAAATTGATAATAATGTTTATATGATACTTGCAGTAAATTACA